CCTGCGCGGCGCGGACCTGTACGGCGCGGACCTGTACGGCGCGGACCTGTACGGCGCGAACCTGCGCGGCGCGAACCTGGGCGGCGCGAACCTGGGCGGCGCGAACCTGCGCGGCGCGGACCTGTACGGCGCGGACCTGCGCGGCGCGAAGTACAGCGCGCGCACGTGGTGGCCCGCGCCTACGATGTTGTTGCTAGCGAATTGGGGCCTAGTGGACGACGACCTCACGACCGCACTGATGCGCCTCGACGCATCCTGCCACCCGGACCCGGCCGCGTTCGATCGGTGGGCCGCGGACGGACCGTGCCCCTACGATGGGGTGCCCTTCGAACGCGCCGCCAATTTCCAACAGCAGAAGGCCCTGTGGTCGCCTGGATCGGTCTCCCCGATGTGGTGCGTCCAGGAGCTGCTGCGCCGGTACCTCGTGGTGGGTGGCGCGTGAGCGCGCACATGGTGACCCAGAGCGGGCGACAGGTGTACCTGCTGAACCCGCTCCCCGAGGACATCGTGCTCGAGGACATCGTGGTCGCGCTCGCGAACACGCGCCGCTTCGCGGGGCACGCGCCGATCACGGTCGCGCAGCACTCGCTCGACGTCCGGGACGACCTGTTCGCGGCCCGCCATGGCCTGCCACAGTACAGCCCCGTCGCGCGCGCCCGGATTTCGTTGTACGCGCTGCTCCACGACGCGCACGAGGCGTACATCGGGGACATCACCCAGCCGTGCGCGCGCGTGATCGCGGCCCTCGCGGGCGTGGATGTGCTCCCCGACCTGAAGGAGCGCGTGCAGGGCGCGATCCATCGCGCGTTCGGGCTCGACGAGGGGTCCGCGTCCTCCAGCTGGATCAAGGTCGCGGATGAGCGCCGGTTGGTGCGGGAGGCGGTCCGGTACGGGATCACGGTCGCGCCGCCCGCGTGGAACGAGCGCTACGTGCAGCTGGCGCGCGAGCTGGCCGCGGTGCCCGATCCGTGTGGCGCGGTGGGCCCGATGTCCGCGGATGAAGCCGCGCGCCGGTTGAGGGCAGAGATTGTGCTCGCGGTGCGGAATATCATGAACACGGGCGCCCCGAGCGCAGTGCAGGGGGCCCTGTGAACCCGTACACCAACACCACAGATGCGTGGGTGTTCTGGCTGGTGACGGTGCCCACGCTCCTGGTTCTCGCCCTGACGGTTGGGGTGTGGGCGGTGAGTGACCCCGAGGCACCAGAGGTACGCGAACCGGACACGCTCGGCCTGGTTGCGTGCACCGCGGACGGCTGCACGTACCTGGACCTCTCGGGACCCCCGCCCGACGCGGCGATCCTGTACGTCCCGGACCTGTGGTACCGTGACCTCCAAGCCGAGCGGGACTCGCTCGAGACGGTGATCGCGAAACTGCGCCCCCCGAACCCGGCGAGGTACCGACCATGATTCGACTCTATCGGTTCCTGCGGCCATGATCTACACCTTCGAGCGCGCGCCACGAATCGAGGAGGTCGTCGCCACCTCCGAGGATGCGGCCCGGAAGATTCTGGACGGGTACTACGGCGGCGACCCGGATTGGAAACTGATCGACACGCGCGGCGAGATCGTGTCGCGCCGTCTCCTGACCACGGAGGAATGATGGACCTCAAGAAACTGCTTCCCGGCGCGCTGCGCGCGATCGGGAAGATCACGGGGCTCGGTGGAGTCGCGGACACGCTCGCGAACGCCATCAGTGGGGAGAGCGAGATCGTCCTGACCCCCGAGCAGCGCGCCGCGCTCGAGGCCGAGCTGCACACGTTCGAAGTCCAGATGCGGCAGCAGGACACCGAGCAGATGAAGCTGTACCTGAGCGAGGCCCTCGCCGAGATTCAGAGCGCGGACAAGTACGTGTCGCGTGCGCGCCCGACCGGGTACTACGCGTTCGTCGCGGGCTCGCTGTTCTACATCGCACTCGTGGGGATCATCAGTCTCCGGACCGGGCAGCTCGACGCAGCCCTGATCCTCGCGACGCTCGCCCCGCTCGGCGGCGCCGGCGCGCAATGGCAGTACAACCGCACGCAAGAGAAGAAGGCCAAAACCTCTAACGGGAATGGTGCCTGATGCAGAACGAACCTGCGGTGAAGCGCTTGCTGGTGTGGGCCCGGGTGTGGCGGGGTTGGAACTTGACGCCGTCGGGGATGGTGCGCGTTGCCTTTTCTCGGGAGGACGCGGAATCGTCCGCCCGGGCTACAGGTGCGTACGTGCCGCGCACAATGTTCGCGCGCAACATCCGTCTGCCCGAGGAACGTGCGCGGGCGGTGTGGATGGAGATCGGGGGGACGCGCGGACTGGCCCTGAGGCACCTGTCCAGTCTGCATCACCACGAGCGGTTGGGGATCACGATCCGTACCAGGGTCCGCTTCCTGGCGCGGGGGTCCCGATGACCGACTACACGAACGCCAAGGACCTGCCCACCGTGACCGGCACCCAGCCCGCAGTACCGCGCGAGTCGTTTACGCAGCGCTGGACGCGCTACCTCCGGCAGTGGCGGTACAGTCGCCGGGTCGCGTTCTGCAAGCAGCACGGGCACCGCGCGGGCCCGGTGCTGATCGGGCCCCGCTACGCCGCGAAGCACCGGCACTACTTCGATGTACTCATGCTCTGCCCGCACTGTGGGACCCGGGGCACGATCCTGACCGGGGTCCCGTACCGCTGGAAGGCGCACCGCGATCTGCACAACCTGGCACAGTCGGTGTGGGGAAAGATCAATGCCGGAGCGAGACGCTGATCCGGCCGAGTGCCCGACCTGCGGCACCGAGCTCGAGGGTGGGCGCTGCCCGCAATGCGCCGACCTTACCGAGTGCCCGTACTGCGGCACCGAGCTCGACGGGGACCGCTGCCCCCTGTGCGGGGGTCGTGTGGTGCGGGCCGAGCGGCGTCCACGTCCCGATGCCATCGACGCACGCGAACCTGATTGACCCCCGAAGGGAGTGACGTGCTGCACATCGAGGTGGACCTCACGAACGACGAGATGCTCGCGATCGAGCCGAAGCTGGCCGAGGTCGACGGGCAGCTCGCTCGGAAGCTTCAGGCCGCCGAGCACCAGCCGCACAGTAAGTTCGCGCTCGCGTACGCCGCGTGGAGGCACCTGGTGGCGCCGATCCTCGCGCACGTCGCGGCCATCCGGCAACCCACACCACGGAGGAAACCATGACATTCCCGAAGCAGCTGCTCATCGTGGAAGGCGTTGATGGTGCGTACTATGCCTATCCGACCGTCGCGGATATTCCTGATGACGAGGACGGCACGGAAGTCGCGACGTACGCGTTCGTCGAGTCCCCCGGGCACCTGACGGTCACGAAACAGGTGGAACGATGAAGCTCACGAACGCCGTGATCCGGGAATTTGAGCGCGACCAGCGCGAGGGTGGGACCCGCATTGCCCTGCACAACCCGCTCTGGCAGGTCGCGGCGGGCATCCTGCGCGACCTGGGCGCGAAGCGGAGGAAACCGTGAGTGTCAACTCCCGCCGCAAGGGGAAGGCCGGCGAGCTGGGGGCGTCCCGCGTGCTCACGACCGTGTTCGACCTCGCCGTGCGCCCCGGGCGCCAGCTCGCGCAGTCCCGGGACGGGGGGATCGACCTCGCGCCCGAGGATACCCCGATCGCGGTCGAGGTCAAGCGCCGGAAGCTGCTCCCCGTGATTCTGAACCGCTGGCATCAGCAGGTCACCTCGCAAGCCGGGGACCGCCCGGTGCGGCTCGTGATGTGCCGTGAGGATCACGGGCCCTGGCTGTTCGTGCTCGACGCGGCGAGCATGATAGCGCTCGTGGGCTGGCTCCGGAAGCGGTTCGAGCCGGCCGCATTCGGGACCGGGGAGCCGGAGCCCACCCCCGGAGACCTCGCATTCATGGACGCGCTCGATGCCTGAGCTCCGTCCGTACCAGGCCGAGGCCGTCGAGCGGATGGTGTCCGCGCGCCGCCAGTACCTCGCGTTCGCGCCCCGGATGGGCAAGACCCCGGTCACGGTCATGGTCGCGAACCGACTCGGCGCGGAGCGCCCCCTCGTGATCTGTCCGGCCGTCGCGCGGGACGTGTGGCGCGCGCACTGGCGCACGTGGGGTGTGCCCGGCGCCCGCCCACGGGTGCTCTCGTACGACGAGCTGGTGCGCCGCCCCGAGCTCGAAGTGGAGCTGACCACGTGGCTCGACTTCCTCGTGATCGACGAGGTGCATTACGCGGCGCACGTGACCGCGAAGCGCGCGCACGTCGCGATGCGGATCGCGAACCACGCCCCGAACGCGCAAGGGCTGTACGTGCTGTCCGGGTCCCCGGTGCGGAACCGCCCGTTCGACCTGTACCCACCGCTGCGCGCGATCTGGCCCGACCTGCTCAAGCGGTACGGGGTGCTGCACGCCGCGAACTTCCGGGCCGCGTTCGAGCGGGAGATCGAGTACTACACGCCCGGAAGCGCGTTCGCGAAAACACGGATTGAGGCCCGGAACGTACCCGCGCTGCGCGCGCTGCTCGACAAGTTGATGATCCGCACCACGCGTGAGCAGGTCGCGGAGCAGCTGCCCCCGCTCTCGTGGGAGACGGTCCCGCTCGAGCTGCCACGCGAGGTGTTCGCGGACATGGAGCGCGCGCTCGAGCGGGTCGAGGGCTACCGGGATATCCTCGCCGCGCTCCAGCGCGGGGAGATTCCGGGCGACGATCGCGCGCACGTCGCGACCGCGCGCCGCATCCTCGGGACCGCGAAGGCGTATCCCGCCGCGAAGCTCGTGAGCGACGAGCTCGACGCGGGGCTCCTGCGGCACGTGGTGATCGGCGCGTACCACCTGGACGTGCTCGACGTCCTGGAGGCCGCGCTCGCGGCGCACGGAACGGTACGGATCGACGGGAGCGCGACACCACACCAGCGCGCGCACGCGATCCACGCGTTCCAGGCCGGCGAGGTGCCTGTGATGCTCGCGCAGCTGACCGCCGCGGGCGTCTCGATCGACCTCTCGCGCGCGGACGACGTGCTGCTCGTCGAGCAGGATTGGGTCCCGGACGTGAACGTGCAGTTCGTGGACCGGATTCGGAGCCCGAACAAGGACCGCCCGTGCGCCGCGCGCGTGCTCGCGGTCCCGGACAGTATCGACAGCGCCGTGGCCGCGATCTGCCGCCGCAAGTGGCGGACCGCGGGACGGATCGTGTACGGAGGCGACTAACCGTTTTCCCCAGGAGGGTACGCACCATGCACTGCGAAATGAAGTTCTTCTTCGAGAGCCCCGAGGAGGCCGCGCGCTTCCGGTGGGGTATGGTTGGTAGTATCGTGCGCCCCGACGTCGTCGCGGAGCAGCCCCCGATCGATGCCGACCCAATCGAGCGGAAGGAGGCACAGATCGAGGACGCCGCGATGCTGATCGAGGAGATCATGCCAACACAGCCGAGCGCGCCCGCGACGATCGGGACCGACCCCACGAGCGGCGCAGTCATCCCCTCGCCCGCGCTCGTCGCGGAGGGCGCGCCGCTCACGTTCACCGAGCTGGTGACGAAGTACGCGGAGCGGTTCGGCACCATCGCGCTCCACCAGGCGCTCAAGCGCTCGGGCGCACGCCGCGTCCGTGACCTCGATGCCGGCGGGCAGGCCGGTCTCATGGCGTTCATCACCGGCGAGCTCCAGAAGCCCGCGAAGCCGGTGACCCCGTGACCTCGCTCGGCCACGCGGAGCTCGGCGCGAGCAAGTCCGAGCGCTGGATCAACTGCGCCGGCTCCGTGAACCTCTCGCGCGGGATGCGGGGCGAGGAGAGCCCGTACGCGCGTGAGGGGACCGCGGCGCACAAGGTCGGGAACCTCGCGCTCGAGCGGAAGCTCGACCCGAGCGACCTCGCCGAGACCACCGTCGAGGGAGTCGAGGTCACGGACGAGATGGCGGACGCGGTCTCGGTGTTCGTGAACGAGGTGCGGATCGAGCTCGCGAAGGACCCCGCGAGCCAGGTCTGGTACGAGCAGGAGATTTCCCTCGCGCCGTTCGATCCGCCGGGCCCGATGCACGGCACGAGCGACTGCTTCGTGTTCAGCCCCACGCGCCGGCGCCTGGTCGTGTTCGACTACAAGCACGGCGCGGGGGTCGTGGTCGAGGTCGCCGAGAACGCACAGGGCCGCTACTACGCGCTCGGAGCGCTCCTGAAGTTGGAGCACGAGCTCGGGATCGTGGGCCAGGTCGACGCGGTCGAGATCGTGATCGTGCAGCCACGCGCGTACCACGTGGACGGGATCGTGCGCCGAGAGGTGGTCCCGTACCTCGAGCTGGTCGAGTTCGCGGGCTTCCTGCTGGAGCGGGCCGTCGCCACGCTCGACCCGCGCGCGCCCCTGACCCCGGGGCGCTGGTGCAAGTTCTGCCCCGCGGCCGGCGTCTGCCCCGCGCTCAAAACGCACGCGATGGAGCTGGCGATGGTCGAGTTCGGGGACGTGCCGCTCGCGCTGCCCCCACCTCCGTCCCAGCTCTCGAACACGGTGCTCGGCACGCTCCTCAATAACCTGGACATCGTCGAGGACTTCGCGCGCGCCGCGCGGAGTACGGCCCAAGCGAAGCTCGAAGCGGGCGAGGAGGTGCCCGGTTGGAAGCTGGTCCCGAAGCGCGCGAACCGGAAGTGGATCGGTGAGGCGCAGCTCGCGGTGTTCGTCGCGAGCGCCGTACCTCGGCGCGAGGACGTTGACCGGATCATGTACGAGCAGAAGTTGCGCTCGCCCGCGCAGGTCGAAAAGCTGCTCAAGCCCCTGCAGGTGAAGCTCCCGACCGATCTCTACTCGCAGGAATCGTCGGGGAACACGCTCGCCCCGACCGGCGACCGACGCCAGGAGGTGACCCCCGTAGCGATCGCGGACGTGTTCGACGCGGAACCGCTCGCGTTGCTCCCGCCCGCGCCGGAGCCACCGGCTCCGGTGCTCTCGTTAGCTGAAGGTGTCCGGAACATTCCATCCCGCACGAGGAGAAAGAGGAAGAAATGACCGCACCGACCACGACACCCCCCGCCGCGCCGCCCGCGAAGAAGTCCGAGCTGCGCTGGATCACGCCCGTCGCGATCCTGTCCTTCCCGCACCTGTTCGAGCCCTGGCGCGGCACGGACGACACGCAGAAGCCGAAGTTTTCGGCGACGTTCATCTTCGCCGCCGGCACGGACCTGAAGGACGCGAAGGCCGCCGTACGCGCCGCGGCGAACAAAAAGTGGGGCGGCAAGGCCGACGACATGATTCGCTCCGGCAAGCTGCACCTGCCGTTCCGCACGGACGGTGAGCAGTTTGGGTACCCCGAGGGGTCGGTGTTCGTCGGCGCCCGCTCCGACGCGCCCCCGGGCGTCGTGTCCCGCTACAAGGACCCCGCGACGGGCAAGCCCACGGTCGTGACGAAGGAGCAGCAGACACCCGGCAACCCGAACGAGCTGTACGCCGGGAGCCAGGTGCGCGGGCTGCTGTCCGCGTTCGCGTACGACACGCAGGGCAACAAGGGTGTCTCGTTCGGTCTGAATGGCATCCAGAAGGTTGGCGAGGGGCAGCGGCTCGACAACCGGGTCGCGGCCGAGGACGCGTTCGAAGCGGACCTCTCGGAGGCGCCAGCGAGTCTCGACGACCTGATGTGAGTACGCTCGTGATGCTCGCCGTCGCGCTGCTAACGTGCTGGGCGATCTGGCAGCATCGCGAAGAAAACTGAGGTAGGCGCGGGCCGAGGAGGAAATGCCTCGGTAGGACGAACAGGTTCGAATCCTGTCGATCCCGGGTTGGGGTTACAGCGCCGTTCGATTCGGCGCCCGCGCCATATGACGACACTCAGCATCGACTTCGAAACGCGCTCGGCGCTCGACCTGAAGAAGGTCGGCGCGTACCGGTACGCGGAGCACGCGTCCACGGACGTGTGGTGCATGGCGTGGGCGCTTGACGACGTGGAGCCCGCGATCTGGGCGCGCGGCGCGCCGTGCCCGCCCGAGATCGTGGCCGCGATCGCGGCCGGGGGCGAGATGCGCGCGTTCAACGCGCAGTTCGAGCGCCTGATCTGGAACGCGATCATGGCCCCGCGGTACGGGTTCCCGGCGCTCCCGCTCGCCGCGTGGCACGACACCGCCGCGGACGCCGCCGCGATGTCCCTGCCCCGCTCGCTCGGTGAGTGCGCCGCGGTTCTCGGCGTGGTGCAACAGAAGGACGAGGCCGGGAGCGCGCTCGCGATCCGTATGAGTAAGCCTCGCTCCACGAAGGGCGGCGAAGTGATCTGGTGGGACGTGCCGGAGCGGCTCGCGCTGCTGTACGAGTACTGCAAGCAGGACGTCCGCACCGAGCGCGCGATCTACAAAGCGACGCGACGCCTCTCCCCGAGCGAGCGGTGCATCTACCTGCTCGACCAGCGGATCAACGATCGCGGTGTCGCGCTCGATCTGGGCCTGATCCGCTCCGCGCGCAAGATCGTCGATGTCGGGCTCGAGCGCGTGAACGCGGACGTGCACGCGTTGACCGATGGCGCGGTCCCGAACGTGGTCACGAAGCCCGCGGACCTGAAGATGTGGCTCGCGACCCATCAGATCGAGATCGACAGTGTCCGGAAGTCGGTCGTACGGGACCTGCTCGCTGGCGAGCACCCCGCTCCGGTACGGCTCGTGCTGGAGTCCCGTGCCGAGGCCGGCCGATCGAGCGTCGCTAAATTGAAGAAGATGCAGGAAATGGTGTGCGCCGACGGCCGCGTGCGTGGGACACTGTTCTACCACGCCGCGGGCACGGGCCGGTGGGGTGGGAAGGGCATCCAACCTCAGAACTTCACGCGTCCGATCGTCAAGAACCCCGAGCGGTACGTCGAGATCGTCCGCACCGGGGACCACGAGCTGCTCGACGCGTTCGAGGCCCCCCTGCCCCTGATCGCGTCCCTGCTCCGGGGGATGCTGATCGCGGCGCCCGAGCATCGGCTCCTGGTCGGGGACTTCGCGCAGATCGAGGCCCGCGTGCTCGCGTGGCTCGCGGGCGAGGAGTGGCTCGTGCGCGCGTTCCGGAACAAGGAGCCGATCTACGAGCGGATGGCGGCCCTGATTCACCAGGTCCCGGTCGAAACGATCGCGAAGGACAGCGACGAGCGGCAGCTCGGGAAGAACACCGAGCTGGGGTGTGGGTACGGGATGGGCGCCGAGACGTTCGCGCGCCAGGCCTGGGAGCGGGACGGCGTCAAGGTTCCGATCGAGCTCGCGAAGCGCGCGGTGAAGGCCTACCGTGAAAGTCACCGGCAGATCGTCGCATTCTGGAGGGAGCTCGACGACGCATGCCTGCTCGCGGTCAAATACCCGGGGCGCGTGAGCGAGGTCTCAACCCCGACCATCTCGGTACGGTTCGTGGTGCGCGGCGCATACCTGTACCTGGTCCTGCCCTCCGGTCGTCCGCTTACGTTCGCGAAGCCGCGCATCCGACCGCGCGAGACGCCGTGGGGCCTGGTCCGGAACGCGGTGGTCGTGGAGGGCGTGGACAGTCAGACCCATCGCTGGCACGCGTATGCGCTGTACGGTGGCATCTTGACCGAGAATGTGGTGCAGGCCTTCGCACGCGATCTGCTCGCGCACGCGATGCTGCGCCTCGACACGTCCGGGTACCCGGTCGTACTGACCGTGCACGACGAGATCGTGAGCGAAGTTCCTCACGGGGTACACCTGCGGCACTTTACGCAGATCATGCGCGAGCAGCCAACGTGGGCCGATGGGTGCCCGATCGACGTCGACTCCTGGGAGGGAGATCGCTATGGGAAGAAGTAGATGACCAACCAACCGCAGATCGTGCGCCTGTTCGAGGCCGGGTTCCGGCCGCTCGTGTGCGTGATCCCGCCCCGCGCGCCGCTCGCGCCCACGAGCCGTATTCCGCCCGGCAAGCTCGGCAAGACACCGGGCGTGCCCCTCGGGAATGGCACCTGGGTCGGGTACCACTGGCTCAAGTACGTCCCGAACGACGCGGACATCCGCCGCTGGGCGCAGGCCGGCGCGAGCGTCGGTATCCTCGCCGCCGGCTACCCGGCGCTCGACATCGACTCGATGGACCCCGTGCTCGCGAGCGAGATCGAGCAGCTCGCGCTCGACATCCTGGGCCCCGCGCCGGTCCGGTTCGGGCAGCGCCCGAAGCGGCTCCTGATGTACCGGACCGGAGAACCGTTCGCGCGCATTACGTTGTTCATCACGCGCGACGGCGTCGAGCGCCGGATCGAGTTCCTGGGCGCCGGCAACCAGTACCTGGTCGACGGCGAGCACCCGAGCGGCGCGCGGTACGAGTGGTTTACGGCGAGCGACGCGCCGACGGACCTCACCAGTTACGGCGAGAAGGACTTTACGTGGATCACGCGCGCCAACGTCGAGGCCTTCTTCGAGCAGCTGATTGACCTGTACGGGGAAGCGAACTGCCGGCTGGTCGGGGATGGGAAGGTGCGCGAGCGGGACGCGACCCCGCAGGCCGATCTGCTCGCACCCTCCCTGGACGCGCTCCGCGCGGTCGTGGACACAATCCCGAACACGGACGAGGTCGTGCCCACCCGCGACGAGTACGTGCGGGTCGGGCTCGCGATCCGGGCCGCCGGCGGCGAGGATGCGTACGAGCTGTTCGCGTCCTGGTGCGCGCGGCACCCGAAGGATCAGCGCGTGTCCGGGAACCCCGAGACCTGGCGCGAGGATTGGGGCCGCTTCCACCCCCCGTACACGCTCGGGTGGGGCTGGCTGTGTGACTTCGCGGCCCCGTTCGGGTTCGCTCGCGCGACCTGGGAGTTCGCGGCCGAGGACGCGCCCGCCGCGCCGGCCGCGGTTGAGGACGAGCGCGCGCCCGAGTTCTCGGAGCTGTGGCTCGCGGACTACGTGATCTCGCAGGTCGGGGACCTGCTCCGGTACGCGCCCGAGCAGGGTGCGTGGTACGTGTGGTCCCGGGGCCGGTGGGCGCGGGACGCGATGCTGCTCGCCGATTACCACGTGGGCGAGGTCCTGAAGCGGCTCGCGGTCGCGTGCCTGCGGCGTGGGGCCACGGACGCGGAGCGGAAGCGCCTCACGGGCCTCGCGGAGAAGCTGTGCTCGATCGACAAGCTCCGGAACGTGCGTCAGCTGCTGCGACATGATCCGCGGATCGCGGTCCCGATCACCGCGTTCGACGCGAACCCGTGGCTGCTCTCGACCCCGGCCGGGATCGTCGACCTCCGCACCGGCGAGCTGCGGCCCCCGGACCCGAACGCGATGTGCTCGCGGATCACGACCGTCGCGCCCGAGTTTGCGACGCCGAGCCCGATCTGGGATAAGTTTCTGAACGACAGCACCGCGGGCGATATTGAGCTGCAGCTGTACCTGCAGCGCCTGCTCGGGTACGGGCTGACCGGGCTCACGGACGAGGACGCGCTCGCGTTCGTGTGGGGCGAGGGCCAGAACGGGAAGTCCACGTTCCTCGAGGTCGTGACGCGCATCTTCGGGGACTACCACGAGCGGGCCGCGATGGAAACGTTCCTCGCGACGACGTACGACCGGCACCCGACCGAGCTGGCGAAGCTCGCCGGCGCGCGGCTCGTCACCGCCGCGGAGACCCAGGAGGGGCGCCGCTGGGACGAGCAGCGCGTCAAGGAGTTGACCGGCGGTGATGAAGTGACGGCGCGCTTCATGCGCGAGAACTTCTTCAACTTCTGGCCCAAGTTCCTGCTCCTATTTTACGGAAACCACCGGCCCGAAATCCGGAACCTGGACGAGGCGATGCGGCGCCGCTTCCACCTTGTGCCGTTCGTGCATCGCGTCCCGGACGAACTGAAGGACCTCCATCTCGCCGGGAAGCTCAAGGCCGAGTACCCCGCGATCCTCGCGTGGATGATCCGCGGCTGTATCGAGTGGCAGCGGCGCGAGCTCGCGCCCCCGAGCTCGGTGCAGCTCGCGACCGCGGAGTACTTCGCGGACGAGGACCCCGTGGGGCGCTGGATCGAGGAACGGTGCGAGACGCGGAGCGAGATGGCGGCCACGATGGTGGACCTGTTCCGCTCCTGGGAGCAGTGGACGAACGCGAACGGAGAGTACACCGGCTCCGCGAAGCGGCTCTCGCTCGTGCTCGCCGCGAAACGCTTTGGGCGCTGGCGCGAGCCGGGCACAGGCCGGCGCGGGTTCACGGGACTAAAACCGCGGAACGAACTGGAGGAAGTGATATGACTTGCCTACGCGGTGGCGGTGAGGGCACCCATGTATGCAGTATGTTCCCGGATCATCTGGGGGCGCCCCCCGCCGGCCGCAATGGTTTGCCGGTGGACGCCGTAGCCCGGAAGGCGCTCCCGCTCTGCACCGGGGTCCTGGACTACTTTCCGGACGCGCTGCTCGCGGTCGCGCACTGCTCGAAGGTCGGGAACGACCAGCACAACCCCGGCGAGCCGCTCCATTGGGCAAAGGAGAAGTCCACGGACGAGGCGGACGCGCTCGTGCGGCACCTCCTCGAGCGCGGGACGCTCGACACGGACGGGGTCAGGCACTCCGCAAAGGTGGCGTGGCGGGCCCTGGCCCTTCTCCAGCGCGAGATTGACGCGGAGCGGGCCCGGGAGGGCGGGCCCGGGAAGATCGGGGCTCCCGGGGGCCCGTAGCTCGGTACGTCCTAAAAAGAGGACAGTTTGTAACAGGAACGTAATGGGGCCCACAGCTTCACGGCTCCCCTCCCTGTTGGGGCCTGCTAGAATCCTAGCACTGGTGCCGCAATTTGCAATAGCTGGGACTTGCAGAAAGTCAGACTGGACAGGCCGGGACGTATGCCCTAACGTAGTCTCCGCGCCAGGGTGATCCCGCCCGGCTAGCCAAAGGAGCCCCAACATGACAGCCCAACCGACGAACTGCCCCTATTGTGGAATCGAGCCCGGCGAAGCCCATCAAGTTGAGTGCAATCGTCCCGAGCGACCGACCCGTACTGTCGAGTGGTCGGCGACAGCCTTGACCTTTTTGAGGAACGGGCAGATAGCCGCGCTCTATTTCGTTCCCTCGCCCGTCAGCGATGGCGACCGCGTGAGCCCGATCTATCAGCGGTACATTGCTGACTGGATTGAGCGAGGCGTCTGGCCGTTGGCGGCGTGCGGCGTTTGATGCCTGACTCCCCCGCCACCCGTGCCGAAGCGATGGCCCTGTTGCGGGCTGCGATTGACCGCACCGGGCTCTCTGCGTCTAAGTACGCCCGTGTCGTGCTGATCCGCGACCCCCGGACGCTTCGGCGCTGGTTGTCGGGGGAGTCGCCCATCCCGCAGGCCGTCTTGGACCTCATCACCCGACAGGCTGGCGACGGGCACCCGATGCCCACGGGCTCGGAGCGGGAGCGCTCGTGATGACTCGGGCGCAGGTCGGGCGTATCCGGGCGCTCGCCGAAGAGGCGGTCGCCTACCACAAACAGACGGCGATGTGCGAAATGCCGGCCACCTGTGGTGGCTGCCACTGGTGGGGCGGGTACCTCGCGGCTATCCAGGACATCACCAACGGCGTCGATCCCAACACCAGATCGCTTGTGGCCCCGTCGTTTCCAATTAGGTTTGGGGCACCACTCAATCCCCGGAGCAACCAAATGCAGATCACGATCAACGTTTCGCGGCGGGTTCCGATCACCGATCCTGGCGTGTACCATTGGGTCCCCGATGGTACACTCACCGGAGAGATCATTCTCCAAATCGACGAGCAGAAGCTCGCCCGGCTGCTCGGTCCCCGCGCTCTGCGTAGTAAGTCCCACAAGTCCACGCTCGCGGGCGGTGCCATCGTCGCGCGGGCCATTCATCTCACCCGTTCGGAGGTTTGAACATGCAAGGCCTGATGCTGCACAGCGGTTCCGCGGCCGCGGACGAGTCCCAGGTCCGCGCTGTCCCCACGCCCGAGGCGACCGAGAGCTGGCGCCCGGTCCCCCACCACCGCGTCCTGGACCTCGCGCGGAGCGAGATCGAGTCGCTCGGCTTCCGGATCACGGACGCCGCGCACGGGCTCTGGAACAACGGGCTCCGGTACTTCGGTCTGCTCGAGCTCGCGAACGGCGCGGGCGCGGCCGACTACTCCCTCGTCGCCGGCATCCGCAACTCGCACGACAAGAGCTTCCCCGCGGCGCTCTCGATCGGCTCCCGGGTGTTCGTGTGCGACAACCTCGCCTTCTCGGGCGAGATTGTGATCTCGCGCCGGCACACCACGTACATCGAGCGCGACCTGCCCGGGCTCGTGGGCCGCGCGGTCGCGCGCCTGGTCGAGCAGCGCGAGCTGCAGGGAAAGCGGATCGACGCGTACAAGGCGTTCCAATTCGTGGAGGAGCGGGACGTGCACGACTTCGTGATCCGCGCGGTGGACGAGCGCGTGATCCCGAACGCCCGCATCCAGGACATCCTCGGGCAGTGGCGGAAGCCGGCGCACGAGGAATTTCGCGTCGCGCCCCGGACCGCGTGGTCGCTGTTCAACGCGTTCACGGAGTCCCTGAAGGGGATCGCGGAGTACGAGCTCGCGCGCCGCACCATGAAGCTACACGGCATGATGGACGCGCGCGCTGGCCTGCTGACGGCCGGCAACCTGGTGGGCGACGCGGTCGACGCGGACGTCCGCGTGGCGGCCTAACCCTCAACGACGAAAGGGCGGGCCCCTCCGGGGGCCCGCAACCCACGATGATTTTTCGACAACTTTCCTCCACGCTGGTCGCGGTGATTGGCACAACGCCCGCGGAGAAAACCTGGGTCGAGCAGCAGCTTGATGTCCGGCCCTCGGAGCGGTTCCACGGCGCCGGTACGGTGTCCGTCGACGATGATCCCGGTGACCTGATGAACTCGGCGCGCGCGTGCGGTTTCCCTGTCACGTACGAGGAGGGCGCTCCGGTCCCCGAGGGGGCGCCATGAACTTCCGCACCTGGCAACCGGGCGTTCCAAATTCGGAGCGCGTCACGCCCGTGCCCGCGGACCCGCCCTACCAGCACGCGATCGAGGTAGAGCCCTCGTACGACCTGACCGACATCGCCGCGAACCCGGGCTTCTTCCTGCTCGGGTGGGGTGGACGGAACCGTTACCTCTATAGTCGCGCGGGGATGACCGGATCGAGGTCCCTGTGAGCTCCCCGATCCCGGTCCCGGACGACGCGACCGTGCCGCGCATCAGCTCCACGAAGGGCTGGACCGTACGCCGCGCGTTGCGGATCGAGGTGTTCGTCGCCCCGGACGGCGTCGAGTACGTGCTCGCGCACCGGCTGGAGCCCGCGGACCTGATCCGGGACTTCGGTCCCGGGACGCGCCCGTGGCGCCTGGTGCTCCGCGAGGGGTCGAGCGCGGAGCGCGGGGAGGAGAGGCTTCGGAACCTGGCCGCCGGCCGTACGCGCCGGCAGAGAGCGAGGCGGAAATGATGAACGAGTAATCTCGACGGGTTGATAGAAAAGCGGCCCCGCGATTGCGGGGCCGCTTTTGTTTTTAGAGCTGCTGGCGTTGCTGCTCGCGCGCCATCTGCCGCGCGAGGAGCCCACCGCCCGCGCCGGCCGCGAGCGGCGCGATCCCGAACGCGTACCGACCGAGCCGTGACCGTTCCACATTCCGCGCGATCTGCTGGAGCGCATCTGGATCGATGAGTGACGTCCACGCGGCCGGCGGTGCAGTGTACGGCGCGGGCGTCGGCGTGGGCAGGTCCATGCGCCCCACGAGATCGGCGAACCGGCCCCGGTTCAGTAGTGACGAGAAATCGGGTACCTGACGGATCACGTCTGGCGGCACGTCGAGCGCGGTCCACTGCATCCCGGCGCCGGGCAGCGTCAGCTGCGACGGGTGCGCGCCCGCGCTCGCGGGGTCGTGGAGCTCGGACATCGCTTTCGTCCAGCTCCACGCCGTCTCCTGCACCTCGTCCGGGGTCCAGGTGCGACCGGTCCGTTTCGTGAGGTAGTCCGCGGCCTCGCGCGCCCGGGCCGAGTATGCGACGTACGCACCTGGGGCTTCCCGCACCCCACGTGACACGGTTTCAATCCCCGCCAAGCGTGTCGGATCGATGTTCGCAAGCTGCGCCATCCAGGTGTCGAGTGTGACGCGCTCCGTGTCGCCGATCAGGTTCCGGTAGAAGCTCTGCACCTTCGGACCGGACAATACGAGCTCGGTCGGGTCGTCCGCGGACAAGGCGCGGAATGCGTTCTGCGCGCGCGATTGCGTCCGGGCGTCCGGTATCGCATGGATGACCCGTCGTAGCGCCAGGGCGTCCGCGGGGCGCCCCGCGCGTTGCCACGCGTCCCACACCTCAAGCGCTGTTTCGAGGTTGCGTTCGACCGGAATCTGCGGACTGAGCGACGCGAGCAGCGCCGCGAACCGGGGCGCGTCCGGGCCGAACGTCTCGACCAGCGCGCGCGCCGAGTTCGCGTACCACCCGAGCTTCGGGGCGCCCGCGAGCGACGCGGACGCGAGCGTTTCGGCGGGGGGCAGCTTCTTCGCGGCCGTGCCGAAGATGTCGCGCGACGCGCGCGACGCGAGGCGCGCGACCTCGTCGCCGCGCAGGAAGCCCGCGAGCCGCTTCGCGACCGGGTTCCGGAACGCGGGCACGCCCGTCAGCACGGTCGCCGCGGACAGCATCCCGCTCCCCTCCGGATCGCGCTCCGCGGCCGCGGCCGCGCTGCCACCGACCGCGATCCCGATCCCGTACCGGAACCGGGGATCATCGAGCTTGAAGCCGCCGACGTTCCGCGTGCTCTTGATTTGGGTCGGATCGAGCACGATGTACGAGTCGGCAAACTCTCCGTGTACCCCCGTCGGTTCTCCGGTATTGTGGTACACGATCGAGTCGTAGCCCGCGTCCTTCAGCACCTGCCGGAGCGCGTCCCAGCGCATCGCCTGGCGGCGCTTGATCCAATCCATCGTTGCCTTCGAGGATGCTTCGGTGTACGCGGATTGACCCATCACGGACGTGTACCCGCCCGGCATCCCCTCGCGCCACGATACTAGCTCCGGCATCGGCCCGATCTTTGCGTCGATCTCGTCGTTCAGCGCGCGCTGCAGCTCAGTATAGTGCCCTGCGAGTGGTGGACCCGAGGGCTGCTCCCCGGGACGCAGGCGCGCGCGCAGCCGCTTGTCGAGGACCTCGCCGATCTTCGGGTCGTCGACGATCGCGCCCGCAAACACGTCCTGACCCCAGGCTCCGAGGTCCTCGAGCCGGAGCGGGTTCTCGGCGCGGATCATGTACTCGCCGATATGCTTTCCACGTGCGACGGGTGACGCCATTGTTCGTCGTAGCCGCGACGCGGCCTGCCCTTGGGTCCCGAAGTGGAATCCGATGTCACCCGTCTTGCCGAACTGCTGGAATTTCGCGGTCGTGCCGTGGTACACGGGCTCCGTGACCTGCGATTTCCCGAGCCAGCGGTTGTACCGTTCGTACGCCTTGTCGAGATACTCGGGAGACTTCTCCGCGCGGCGCGCGACAGTCGGGAACCGCTCCGCGAACGCGGACATCTCTTCGGCGCCTGGGACCTTGACTTCCTCGAACGTTCCGAGGTCGAAGATCGCGTCCTGTTTCCCCTCGCGCCCGATCCGAAGCGCCCGGTACCGGTTCTTCTCGGTGATGACGACGTCGAGCACGTGCCGGTTGTTCGCCTCATCGAACCAGGTCCCGATCGTGTGCCCGGGCTTGTCGAGCAGGTCCCGGTTCCGGTCCGCGAACACGCGCAGATCGTTCATCGTCGGGGGCGCGAGCGAGAGGAACTCTCGATCCTTGTACGGCGAGACCGCGTATCCCTTCGTGATCGGCTTCCCGGTCTTGAGGTCCACGGTCGAGCCGCCGCTCTTGTGCCGCTCCAGGATTTCCGCGAAGGCCTTTCGGCGCTCGGGCGTGAAGCGGCGCTCGTACGTCGGCGCCTCGTACGGCGTAGTTCCGGTGCGCGCGATCGGTTGCCCGACCGCGCTCGGCGTGACCGGGTAAAAGGAACTCACGACGCCGCGGCTCGGGGACTCGAGCCCCGTGTAGCCCGCGGCTTTCGCGGCGCGCTCGAGCTCGCTCCCCTTGAGGTCCGCGAACTCGGGCGGCAGCTCGTCCGCGTTCAGCCACGCGCCCGTCACGTCCGCGCGGTGCAGGACCTGCCCGACCCCGAGCTCGGGCGGCTTCGAGATGTCGGTGTAGAAGAACGCGGACGGCACCCGATCGGCGCGCGCGCGCTCCGCGCCCTTCATCAGCACGTTCGTGCCGGTCTTGGAGGGGTCGATCACGTCCCGCGCGGCCTGGCTGTAGTGGTAGACGGTGCGCGTGCTTGTGGGGAGGTTTGCGGCGCGGGCCGCGGCGCCCGGATCAACGGGCTCCGCGGGTAGCTGCAGCGCCGCGGCCTCGAGCGGGCCCTCGCCCGCTCTGATCGCGCGCGACGCGGCCTCGCGGTCGAGGAACGCGCCGCCCGGGGTCACGAACCCGTCCTCGGACTGTTCGATCAGTTCTTTCGCGACGCCCGCGTCCTTCGCCGCGTCACGTGCGTCGCTGTGGAGCACACCGCGGAAGATGCGGCCATCGTCGAGCCGGATCGCGGCCGATTCGAGTGCGCGCGCCGCACGGGCACCCTCACCCGCGGCCTTCACCCCGGAGCGAATCGCGCCGAGCGAGCCGACCCCGAGCGCGGCGAGCGCGGTCTGCCACGCGGGCACATCCTCCCCCTCCAGTCGGGCCCGGACGTCGCGCGCGACATCTCGGATCGACTGAATACCGCCCGCCATTTTGAAGGGGGCCGCGAGGAGCTCGATCCCGAGCCCCCCGGCTGCGATTCCCCTCGCGCTCGTCTTGGGGTCCGTGCTCACCGCGCCGCTCGCGATCGCGAGCACGTCCCCCGCGGAGCGCGGGTACAGGGCGCGGTCGATCGCGCGGAACGTCTCCTCGCGCTTGAGCACCCGGAGCCGCGCGAGCGCGGTGACCTGCTCGTCCGCGGGCTCTGGGGGCGCGGAGAAGCCCTCCCGCTCGCGGCGCGCGGCGTACCGCTCCCACTCGCGGCGAATCTTCGCGACCTGCCCACGGATCGCGGTCTGGTACCGGGCCCGGGAACGGGAGCGGGACAGATTCCCGATGGCGTCCCGGATCGTGGGATCGAGGGGCGCGGTCATGGGTCGCGGTCCACGCCATTCGGATTGTATGGGCCTTTGGGCGCTCGCCGTACGTATTTGACGCTCATGGGTTCAAGTACGGTGCGAGCAGTCCCTGGAGCCGCGGCGCCTGCTGCGCCGCGCCGGTCTCCGCACCACCCACCGCGCCGCGCACGACCGCGTCCCAGATCGAGGGCTGTGCGAGTCCAGCGACCTCGCCCGCGGTCTCGGCGGCGGGGGTGAGTGTGAGCCGGAGGATTTCGTTCGCCCGGGCGCGCGCGAGCGCGCTGTTCGGGTTCGCAAGCAAGTTGAGGAGCGCGGCCTTCGGGCCCCAGAAGCCGCTCGTGCGCGCGGAGCGAAGCAGGTCCACCCCTTTCTCCGCGGTCTGAGATTGCTGCAGCATCAGGTTCTTGAGCGCGCTGAACTTTCCTTCCACGGCCGCGCGCTCCATGAATTGCTCGAACGCGTCCGGGGTCCCGAACGCGGCACGGAGCGCGGTCCGCTGCGAGGGGCCGAGTGAGAGCATCTGCCCACCGACGTCCCGTCCACGGGGCGCCTTGAGGAGCCGGTTCACCAGCTCGTCCACCATCCCGTGCCGGTACGCTTCGAGCGCACGTGGCGATTCCTCGGCGGCGTCCTTCGCAAGTTGTGTCAGCTCGCGCTCGACCGCGTCCCCGGGCAGCGAGCGCGTGAAGGCCTTCGCGCCCATCCCGAACGCTTTGACGGTCGTCGCAGTTCGCGCGTAGCCCTGATTGGCGGCCCGGAACTCGGGGATGATCTCGTCGAGCACGTCGTCCAGGTACCGGCGACTGTCCTTGTACAGCTGCGCGAGCGCTGGGTCCCCGGACTTTAGCGCGGCCCCACGGGCCCCCACGAGCCGCTGCCGCAGCGCCTGCACGTGCGCGAACGAGATCGGCAGGTCCTTCTTCGTGCGCGGTCGGACCCGGCCCCAGATCGCGGCGACGTCCGGGTTCTTCAGGAAGTCCGCGATCCGTGGATCGTCCGGGAGTCGCGGGTACGCCTCCTCGATCGGACGGAACAGCTCCCGCCCGCGGGACGCGAGCCGCGCCTCCGCGGTCTCCCGAGCCACGGGCGCTGGCGCCCGGAATCCGGTCAGCTGCCGCACGTCCTCCGCGAGCCGCTCGCCGGCGCCCATCACGCGCCCACGCACCTGCTGGACCGCGCCCTCGATCGGTCCCGAGGCCTCGGTCACCGCGGAGCGGGTGAGCCGCCGCATCGTCTCGTCGAGGTCCGCGATGGTCCCCATCCCGGGCCGCACACTCTCGAGCTGCCGCACCCCACTCGTGATATCCTCGGGGCGCATTCCGGCCCGCTCCAGCGCCTCACTGACCGCGGCGCGGCCCGCGACCGTCCCGGCGACCTTCGGCGCAACACGGCCCCAGATCGCGCGCGTGAACGCGGGGATCAGCTCGGTGAGGCCCGCGGCGACGGTCCCGATCGTGCCGCCGGCCGCGGCCCCCACGCCCGCGCCCGCGAACATGCGCTCCGGGACCTCGGCGAGGCCCCGGGCCTCGCCGGCGCCCGCCAGGGCACCGTACGCGGCGCCCGTTGTGATCCCGCTCCCGATCTTCGGGAGTATCCCGCGACCGGCTGCCACCGGGCCGGCCATCGCGCCCGGTAGCGAGGCCCCCGTGATCTCGGAGGCCATCGCGGCGGCGGGGTGCGCGCTCCGGAACTCCTGCACCCGCTCGAGCATCGGCCCGCGTGCCCCGGGAGCGCCCGGGACGTTGACGGGTCCGCTGATGCCACTCTCGGCGAGCCAGGAGGCGAGCCCCGCGGTCGCGCCCATCGCGCCACCGCGGAGGAGGTCCGTGGTGGTCACGGGCGTGGTGGGCGGCTCGTTGAGGGCGCCCGAGCGGGCGAGCTGGAACAGCTGGTCCCAGCCGAGCTCCTGCCCACGGGCGCGCGTGACCTCGCGCACCCACTGATCGAGTTTCGCGAGCGAGACGCCCTTGCGACGTTGCGCGTTCACGGCGCGCATCAGGTCCTGCAGGTACTTGGGGTCCATGTTACCTCGGGAGCGGGTTCTCTTTCGAGACCGCTCCAGGTCGTCCAGGAATCACCATCCCCGAGAAGAAGTCGTAGCTCACGTCGTCCGGGTTTAGGCCCCACCTGGACGCGCGCTTCCCGTAGTCGTCGCGAACCCGATCGAGCTCGGCCTTCGAGCTGCGCGCGCGCGCGTGCGCCTGGTTCAGGAAGTCCTGCCGTTGCCCGGGCGTTAGCTTCGTGCCGTCCACGACGTTGTTGTACAGTTGCCGCATCCGGGTCGGCACCGAGCCCGTGTTCTGCGCGGTCGCGTACTCACCCTCGCGCACCGTCGAGCCGGGGTCGAGGATTTTCATGAAGTTGAAGATCATCGCCATGTCGCCCGCGGGTGAGGGGTCCTCGGCGGCGGACAGCACCCCACGGTACGAGAGCGCGATCTTCGCGAAGTCGGGCGTCTGCTGCAGGAACTGCCCGTACAGCTGGGTCGCGCGGCCCTCGCTCTGTTGCTGCGCCTGCCCCGGGGGCTGCACCTTCGGCACGCGCCGCACCGGGAGCCCACTCTGCGGATCGACGAGCTCGATCTCGTTCCCACGGTCGACCTGCATCAGGCGCGAGCCCTCGGCCTGGAGTGCCTTGAGTTGCTCCCCGATCAGCTTCGCGCCCTCGTAGTCCCCGATCCGGAACAGGTCCCCGTACATCCCGAGCAGCGATGGCAGGTCCATCTTGCCGCCGTACTTCTGCGCGATCTGCTGCCGCGCCTGCTGCATTTGCATCGCGCGCGACGTTTCGATGGAGCCCATCGCGGCGCCCTGTGCCGCGGGCACCGCGTGCCCGAGCGCCTCGAGGAGCGGCATTCCGCGCGACGCGAGCAGGCTCGATCCGGCCGCGAGGAGCCCCTGCCGGCGCGCGTACGCGCGCTCCGGGTCACTGAGCGGTAGCTCGCTCGGGGCCCCGAAGAACCGATCAAGCCCGGTCTCGATCCGGTCCCAGATCGAGCGCGGACCTTGCGGGCGTTGCTCGGGGATCGGACCGAACGGGCGCGGACGTACCTGCCCCGGCAAGCCCGGTACCATGAACCCCGCGGGATTGGTCATATCAGAACCCCCACACGCCGGGCGTCATGTTCTGCATCGGGTTGTTCCAGAACCCGCCCGGCTCGAAGCCAGGCATGAACGGCGAGCGACCCCCGCCGGCGGACGGGCCCGCGCTGCCCCACGGGTTCGGCATCCCGCTCGGCCCGCCCATCATGGCCATCCCGGGCGCGAGCGTCGCGCCCCCGGTGAACGGCGCGGCGGCCAGGAGCCCGACCCCGAGCGCGTCCTTCCAGAAGTTACCGGGCGTTTTCGTGGTCATCGTGTCCGTGTACCCGCCCTGCCCGAGGCTCTGGAGCCAGGGCTGCATCCGCGCGAGCTGCTCGGCGCTGATCGCCTGCCCAACGCCCGCCATCCCCCCGAGGCCCGCGAGCCCGGACTGTGTCATCCGCTCCCGCTCGCCCATCAGGCGCCCGGCCGCATTCTCGAAGCCGAGGTTCCGGAAGTTCGCGAGCGTGATCCCCTCATTCCGGTTCACGTCGCCCATCAGATTCGCGCGCAGCACCGCCTCCCGGGAGCCACCGAAGGCGCCGGCGCGGGTCGCCTGGTCCGAGGCGCTCATGCCCGCGAGATCGCGCTGTCGGCCGAAGTCCGACTGGATGCCGCCGATGACCGACTGCTCGAACGGGTTGAAGTAGTCCCCGATGTTCCCGAGCCCGGTCTGCGATCCGAAGCCCAGATTGCCGGCCGCGCCGCGGTAGCCCTCGCCCGCGCCCGTCAGGTACGGCGAGGGACCCCCGCCCGCCACGGTGCGCGCGCGCGCCCGATACGCGTTCAGGTACGCCTGCGTCGACGGGTCGAGCGTGTGCTGCTGGGTCTGAGTGGTCTCGGAACCTTTGCCCATGATGTTAGAGCTCCTTCTCGAATAGCGCGAGCTTCGTGTGCCAGCCCTCTTCCTTCGTGAGGAAGCTCCGGGCCCACCCGTACCGGCCGACGAACGAGGCGCGCGTGCAGCCCCGCGCTTTGCCCCAGGCCAGGATCAGGTGGTACAACCGTTGCACTTCGTCCATCTCGCCCGCGGCGAGGAAGAAATAGAGCACCTTCGCCCTCGGGCGCTGCAGAATCTCGGTGACGACCGCGGACCGTTCCCCGGGCCAGAGCTGCATCGTGCCTTCAGTGATCTGCTCCGCGATCGCCTCGAGCGTCCACTCTGGGTCGTACCGGAGCGCACGTTCGATGACGGGCGCGAGCCGATCGAACTCAGTCGGCATCTTCGGTCACACCGGACGCGGCCTCGGACGACTCAGCGGGGGGCGTGTACAGCCCGACGATTATCAGCGCCGCGACCTCGGTCGGGGTGTAGTCCTTCGTTTTCGTGAGCAGCTCCTCCCCGAACGGCGTGACCACCACGTCGGGCGCACCGTCCAGGAGCTGCCGCAGTTCCTCGTTGTAGCCGGCGACGTCGTCGATCAGCAGCGAGCGGTTCCCCTGCTCGTCCTCGGGCCCGTAGATCAGCTTCTCGGCGTCGTCGGTGCGCGCGAACCGGCGCGCGAGCGACTGCAGTTCGTCGTTCAGCACGCGGTGCGCGTCGCGCAGCTTCAGCAACCGCTGCGCGAATTTGACGCGCAGCGTCGCGTCGATCTTCCGCGACGCGAACAGCTCGAGCGCGGGCATCTGCTCTCTGAGGTCTCTACACTTCATGGTGGTCTGGCCTCCTATGGGTCCGTCAGGTTTGTGGCGGGACCATCGTCACCGCCAACGTGCCGTACCGGGTCTTGAGCGCTGCGAGCACGTCGTCGCGCAGCGCGAGAATGTCGTTCCGGATCGCGACCGGTAGCTGCGTCCAGGTGTACTCGGGCATATCGGCTGACTGCTGCTTCACGACGTTCCCGTCATCGTCGTACGTCGTGACGAGCACGCTCGTGTTGATCCGCACCTCGGCGCCCTGCGCGTCGATGTGGAACTGTCGGATTTCGTACCTCAGCTGTAGTGCCATGGCTGCACGTCTCCTTTCGGTTCCATTTCTATACCCCCAACCGGAACGCTCGCCAACGGGACACTGTGGCGTCATAGATGAGCATCGCCGCCTCACCGGCTGTCCCCGTGACTTCGTGAATCAGCGTCATGTCCACGCCGTCAGGAGTGCGAATGCGGTTCGCTGCCGCCGAGCTGGCATCTTCATGGCGAATAAACATGTCCAATCCGCCGGCCGCGTTGATCAACACTAAAACGCGACCGTCGAAGCCGCCAGTGAGACCCGTTACGTCCGGGACGGCCAAACTCGACGGGTCGATGAGCAGCGCCCCGGTGTTATCAGTCAATGCGTAGTCGTCCATCGGTGAACTTGGAGTGTCACCGACCGGACCCACGCCGAAACCGCCCTTGAGCCGGAAGATGCCCGCCGCCACGAGCCCGGCGTAGTTCCCGGCGCCGCTGGCGGTGGGGGCGCCCGCGATGTACAGCGTCGCCGCCTCCGTCACCGCCGCCGCACCACCCGTGACGGTGGGTACGGTCAGGTGCAGTCCTGCGAGCAGGGCGTGCGTTCCACTTCCCGCTTCCGTCAACGTACCGCCGATCTTGGCGAGAAACCCATCCGCACCGATTCCGGGACTGTGCGTCAGCGTTGAGGCGGTGAACTGCGCGGAGGACACGGTCACGCCACCCGCGAACGTCGCCAACAGCGAACCGAGCGTGAGTTGCGTCACGCTGTTCCGGTCGAACACGACATCCGTTGCGGTCGTGGTCCCGAGCAGCGGAGATGTAACTCGGGTAGTGGCAATCGCAGTGGGTACAGTGATTGACGTACCAAAGTATCCGGTTCGCGGACGGTTCGTAACGCCACCGAGATCATACGTGTTATCCGCCAGCGCCGTGAGGTGCCCCGCTTGGAGAACTCTCCACCGGGTCGTCCCGCCCGAGTAGTCCGGGTGGGCCGCATTACGAGTCACGAACCGAATCTCGTTTACCGACGCACCGGAAGTCACCCCGCCACCGATGCTGACGGTGATCTCCCCGTTAAGCGCCTGACCCTGTAGAAGAATCCCATTGCGCTCGGCGATGGTGTATGGCACGATCCCGTAGAACACCGACTTGTTCGTAAGGTCAGTAAACGTGTTGGCGCCAGTGAAAATGCACGAGCCACCGTTGAAGCCTACCGCTTCAATACGTGCAGCCAGCGCGCCACCGCTACCAGAGCTGGTGGCCGCCATGACGATTTTCCGCGTGGTACTCGGAAAGAATATGCCTGCACTTTCCAACTGGACAAGCGTGATGCTGTTCCACTGAAGAGCTAACGTCCCCGTGCTGACTCCACCTACAATTGGTGTGATGACCGACGTACCGGCATACATCGTCCGCCATCTGTTCGTGGTCACGACGCCCAAGTCTCTCGTGTTGTCCGTCGCCGGGGAGACGTTGCCCTGAAATAAGAAATCACCTACGGGGAACGTGCCGGCCGTGACGTCGGCCGCGGTGAGCGCCCGGAACAATGCCGTCGTCGCGCCGGTCGCCACGAGCGCCCATCCGGCCGTCAACCCGGACACGATGTGATCGGGCCCGAGCGCCGTTTCGGTTGCCAGTACATGACTCTGCGCGTGATGCTGATCGGCCGTGATCCCGCCCAGATCGGCGTGCGCGAGCTGCTGGAAGCGCGCGTCCGTCGCAGAGAACGCGCGAAGCACGAAGCCCGCGGTCAGCCCACTCACCGAATGCTGTGGCCCGATCCCGCCCGTCGTTGCGAGCACGTGCGTCGCGACGCTCAGTGGGTCCGCGTTCAGGGACTCATTGTACGTGACGATGTCGAGCAGCGCCTGCTCGAGCCGGCGCCGGAACTGGTTCTCGTTCTCCCGATCATATTCCCTTCCTGGCGTCGGGAAGTTCGGGATCGCGGGCGAGTACGTGGTCGGCATCAGCGACGCTCCGCGGGCTGCGCGTCCACGCGCAGCGTCCCGAACCGCCAGTCGCCGGCGGCGACCTCCTCGAGCTTAATCCGCACCTGGCGCGCGGTGATCCGCACGTCGGTGGGGTTCGCGAGCGTGAATGGGCCGTGCGTGGTCTCGGCCCCGGTCGGGTACAGGGACGAGAACAGGTACGCGCGCAGCGAACCGAGCTGCTGCCCCGCGAGCGTCGCCTCGTCCGGGATCAACCGACTCAGGGACGCGAACTGATCGCCCTCCCCGACCTCGGACGGTCCGCTCTCCAGGTACGGCGCGTCCTCACCCGAGCGCGTGCTCCCGCGCTCGTGGTCGTACACATCGGGGGTCGCCACAAACCCCATCATGGGGTACAGGAACGCACCGCGGTCGATGCCGGCGCTACGCGTCAGCTTCCCGGGCGTCCAGTGGTTCTCTACGTAGTTCCAGATCACGTACCGGTTGCACTCCTGCGAGTTCGCGGACGGATAGAAGAACCACACCTCCCTGAGAAACGTGAGCGGCATCGCGAAGCACTTGTGCCGCTGCGAGCGGTTGAAATCGCTGAACACGTAATCGTTCAGTTCGGACTCAATGGGGCGCGGGTACCCGTCGTACAGGAAGAAGCTCCGCTGCCCCATCCAGACCGCCTTCCCGTCCACGAACGTTGCCCCGTGGCGCGAGATCACGCCGCACCCCGAGCCGACCTGCTTGAAGCTGTACACGAGCGTGCCACCGATGTACTGCGCCGCGAACAGGTCCTTGTCCGTGAAGATCAACGTCTCGTTCCGGCCGCGCAGCCCGCACATGATGACACCCTCACCCGAGAGCCCGAACGAGCCGGCGGTGCTCGTCGCGCTCTCTGCCCACTCGTCCACGGTCTCCTGGGACGGCCATTGAATCAGGCGCGGATCGCTGCCCGCGCCGAGCGCGAACAGAAAACGTTCGGGAGTCACCACGAGCGCCTTATTCCCGGTCGGAACCACGCCCGTAACCGCAGTGATCGGCGCGGCCACGCCCCCGGCAGAGATGTCGTGGTACATCAACCGACCGTCAGCGGTCAGCACGCCCACCAGGTCCTCGCCCCACGTGTCAAACGACCAGACCGCGGCCTCGACCTCGGAACCCTGCGCGGGGTCGCCCTCCCCGTAGTTGAATGCCCCGTACACGCCGTTTCCATACGGCCCAATCGCGTACGCGGAGTCGACCGCGCCGGTCGTAAGACCAGCGGGGGTGATATCGAGCGTCTCCCCCTGTGAGAACTTATACAGGTTTGTGTTCGTCCCGATCGCGAGCTGGGCCGCGTTCCCGGCGTTGTTCTTCCATCCAAGCAGCGCGCGGATCGCGCCAGCGAGCGTGCCGGTCTGCACGCCCCGGACCTCATTGATGTCGTAGGTCGCGGTTGAGGAGCCCCCGAACCCGTACCGGAGGTGGTTCGCGTCCACATAGCTCGCCCCGAACGTGTGCATCCCGAGTGTGGTGCGCGTCCCGCCCCCGAAGGGCTCAGTCCAGAAGGTCACGCCCGCGCCCGTGGTCAACGTCATGCCGATTCGGATCGTCGAGCCGTCCGCGAACGCGATCCCACCAGCGCTCCCGATCAGCGTCGACTCCTGCTGGGTGCCGTTCAGGTACCGCACCGCGCGACACTCGGCGGTGGTGGTGCTCGTTTGGATCAGTCGAAACGCGAGGAAGTCGACCTGCGCTCCGGCACCGCCAACGATGTTCTTCGCGCGCACGCACAGCATCACGCCCGAGCTCGCCCCGACATCCGTTCCGGTCACATCCGCCCACCACTCCCCGGCACCGTCCACCCCGGCCAGATCGGTGTTCGTCCACGCGAAAACGCCCGCGGACCCGCTCGGGGTCACCCGCACCTGGTTCGAGACAATGTTGAAGAACGTGCTCGGGGTACCCGCACTCGCTACGTAGGTCGCCGGATCGGGGGGAAGTTCTGGGTTATGCCCGATGAGCTGGCCGTCCCCGTCCGTCATGGTGTCCTGCGCGAAGGTCGTCTCCAGCGAGAGCCCGAGCGCGTTCCAGCCGCCCACGGGGCGCACCGAGCCCTCGAGGAAGCGCACCAGGTGCGCGTCGTACCAGCGGTTCTTCGCCTGGTAGCGCGTCCCCTGGCGATACACACCGGGCCGGAACTTGAGCGGTACCAGTGTCACGCGGTCGCTTGCTCCGTCACGATCAGCTCCGCTTCCGACGCCCCGTTCATCGCGGCCATGAACCGCTCGAACGCGATCTTTGATTGCATCACTGCGAGCTTTTTCGCTGCCTGCCCGGTGTCCTCGTCCTTCACGACGGGCACGATCCCAAGCGAGAGCCCGAGCAGCACGCAGCCCTCAGTGTCCTCCTCCACGTTGCCCCAATGCACGAGGATACGCGAGTGCCCGGGCACGCCCACAATCTCGTACGTCTCGACGCCAGTCTTGTGCCACACCGTGCGCCGTAGCACGTACGTGCCGGCGGGGATCAGCCCCTCGTCGAGCGTGAACGGCACGAACCCGTTCGGAAGGTGCAGGAGCCCGAACCGACCGTGGTCGGTCCGCAAAATGTTTTGGAGCAGAACTCTCATAGCACCTTCCATCCTATCAGGGCGCCGAGCAGTGTGAGCCCACCCGCGAGCCCGCCGCGCCAGATTTCGAGTAGCCGGATACGCCCGGCGTGATCGCTCAACCGCACGTCGCCCACCTTGAGGCGGTCGTCGATCGCTTTCACGTGCTCGTCGACCCGGATCAGAAGCTCGTCTCGCTCGGCGTCGTTCATACCGGTATCTGCGTGACGTCGATCGTCGTGACGCCAGGGTTCGCCGTTTTGAGGAGCACGTTATCGCTTGCCCGATAGAGCCGCGTGTACGCGGTCGGGTCGCCATTCGTCCACGTGCACCGAAGCTTGATGTTCGCCGCGGTGTAATCCGCGTTCACGGTGCCACTCGCCGCGGACCCCTGTCCATCCTTGTAGTGCTTCGCGTACATGTCCATCGCTGTGTCACTCACCCCGCCGAGGTTCGCGACCGACAGACCCGACGGCGCGCCGGCGGGACCACCGCCCGGTGTTCCGGGCACCTGGCCCACCAGCACGAGCGCGAGCGCGATCAGGTCTGGGGTCATGCGACGTTCAACGCCGCGGCGGCGTACCAGGTCGTGCCATTGTCGAAGGACACGGCCGCGATCAGGTCCACCCCGCTCACCGTAAGATCGGGCTGCGCCCCGGCCGGCCACCGAAACGACGCGGGCCAGATCACCCCGGACGAGCCCCCGTTCGTGAGCAGCAGCACGAGCCCCACGAAGAACGTGCCCGCGGGCACGTTCGAGACCGAGAACGTGGTCACCCCACCAATCGTCGCGGTGAAGCCGTTCCCGAGCGCCAGGTTCAACGCCTGGGCACCAGATATCGAACCGAGCGCGGTCCGCACCGCCTGCGAGGAGAACAGATCGACGCGACCGGTCATCACGCCCCCGACCTTCGGGAGCGCCGCGTCCGCGGTCGCCTGCGCGGCAGCGGCGGCGTCCTCGTTCGCCTGCATCTGGGTGTCGATGTCGTCGAGGTCGTCGTTGAGCTTCGTGCCCCACGTGCCCTGCGACGCACCGACCTCGGGCTTCGTCAGTGAGTAGTTGGTGGTTAAGGTGTCCGCCATGTTACCTCACGATCGAGCTCCGGGATCGCCCGATCGGGCGCCTCGGACGCTGCACCAGCGTGTTCGCGCCCCACTTCCGGCGCTCGATGAAGCGCTCCAGCTCGCGGAGCGCGCCCCCGACAAGGTTCCCAAGCTGATCGTACTGCGCGTACCGACTCTGCCAGAGCGCGAGCCGTTCGTCGAACTTGAGGTACGGCGCGGAGTGCACCAGGGACCCGTACAGGTACACGTCCGGATGACCGTCGAGGACCCAATTCGTGGCGACCGTCGCGCTCAACTCCTCGAGCTTCGTCAGGTACGTCGCGAGTACTTCGTACGCCTGGTCGGGAACGGGCGCGAGCAACAGCTCGGTCCCGTTGTTCACGATCGCCGCGGCGCGCGGGAACCCGGTCAGCGCGACGTGCGCGCGGTACCGCGGCAGGTAACCCTCGGGCACGATGTCGATCTCCCCGAACCGCACCCCGTCATCGTAGTACAGCGAGCGCAGCTCGCGGCAGTCGGTCGGTAGCGTGTGCGGCGACGCAGAGAGCGTGAGTGTGACGTTGCTCCGCTCCTCCTGGATCGCGGGGTTCCGATCGAGCTCGGCCTCGAGTAGGGAGATGAAGTCCGGGATCGCGGCCGTCAGATCAGCGCGGTTCAGCCAGTCCGCGATCGCGGCCCGGAGCGCGGTGTAGTTCGTGAACGCCATTTACCCCTTCCCTCCGAACTCCTCGGCGTACGCTTTCGCGTGCTCGAGCGTGTACTCGAACTCCCCGATATGTCCGACGCGGCGCGACAGCTCGCGATCGACGAACGGCGGGAAGCCCGCCTTACGCGCCTTCTCACAGAAGTCGACATCCTCCCCGACCCGACCACGCCGGCCCTTGTCGTAGTAGCACTCGAACCAGGGGTACGGGACGCTCTTGAATACGTCGATGTGGATCAGCGTCACCCCGAACCCGAGCGCCTCGACCTCGACCAACCCGTCCTGGTCGTCGGGCATCAACCGCTCGCCCACCACCTCGGCAGTACCGATCTTCGTGAGCGAGGTCGGCACGCACTCCAGCGTCCGCGTCGGGTAGTTCACGCCCACGAACGGCTTCCGGCGTTTCATCAGCCGCAGCAATGCGTCGCGCGGGAAGCGCATATCGTCATCGAGCCAGAGCGTCGCGGCGACGTCCGTTTTCAGTGCCGCGGCAACCAGGTCGTTCCGCTGCGAGTCGATGTACGTCCCCTTGCAGAACGTGAACAAGAGCTCCGCGTTCGGCAGCTGGTCGAGGGCCCGCGTGCTGTGCGTCACGAGCATAGTAAAGTCGTGCACGAAGCCAGTCGGCATCGTGCCTCGGCTCGGGACACAGATCATGATCCGCGACACGGCCTTCCCGCGTCCAAGGATCGGGATGTTCATCAGTACTTCTCCGGCCGCGCGCCGATCAGGCCGCACGGTCCCTCGTGCATCTCGTGTGTCGACCAGGGCATCTTGTGCTTCGCGGGCCGACGGCCCGCGGCGCGCTTCGCGGCGCCGCCCATGCTCCCGTGCCGCGCCATCCCGTACGCCTTCCCGGCGGCTTGATTTGCCGAGAGTCCCTCCTCGTGCATCAGGAACCCGATCTTCTTGCTAATGCGCTTCTTCCCCATGCCTCGCATCGTCACACCCTCCCCGGGCGCACCCGAAACTTCTGGTTGTCCGGATCGTTCAACCACTTTCGATACGCCTTGTCGTCCTGCGCGATCCCGAGCCGCACGAGCTCCATCAGCTTCGGCATCGGGATGCGCGCGTACATCGCGAACTCCCCGTGCGGGGAGCGCTTCTCGCGCGTGTTGAAGTCGATCGCGTTCGCGTCGAGGATTGCCTCGTCGTCGCGCGTGGTCGCGATCGTGATGTCCCCGGTGACCGGGTCCTCGTGCCACTCGACACGAGTCCCGATCAACGGGTCAGAGCGCAGCAGCTCGCTCATGGGTTAGACCTCGACACCCGCTTCGGCGTCGATCGCATCCAGCGCGGTCAGAATCTCCGCGTTGACCTGGCACTGCTGGCGAATCTCCCGGATCGCGGTGTAGATGTGCCCCGCGCCCGAGGCCATCACCGCGCCGCCCCACGCACTGTTCGTGAGGGACTCGGTCGTGGTGATGAAGTTGCCCACAACGCCCGGCACCTTCGAGGTCACCGTGACCACGCCAGCAGCGGACGTCGCGTACACGTGCTGGTTTTCCGTCATCAGAGCGGCGTACGTGGTACCCGCGCCGGCGCCCAGATTGATCGCGGCCACGAGGTTCGCGGCCATCGCGGTCACGTTCGCGCCGATCAGCACGTTCCCGTCCACGTTCGTGAGCGTGGTCTGGAACGTGTACACCTTGCCACCGATCGTGCAGGTCTGCGTGTCAGCGCCGGTTATGGCGCTGATGGTGAGGGTCCCTACGGCCCGCACCAGGGAAGAAAGAATAGGCATCGTTGTGCTCCTCCGGACGATCGGAGGGACGGAAACCGTCACGTCTGCGAACCGTGACGGAATCCGTCCTCCGCGACCACCCGATCAGTCCATCAGGTTAGGTGGTCGTCAGGTCCGCGGCCAGGCCGAGGGCCTTCTCGTTCTTCACCCGGAGGCCCCACTCGACGCGGAGCGCAAAGTTCCGGGCGTCACCCGTCTTGGCCATCTCCTCGCGGTGATAGGGTCGCAGGTGATCGAGCTGCAGGAATTCGGGGTCGATGAACCAGGCGTCCCGCTCCCGCTGGTTGCGGGTCGGAATCACGGTCACGGTGCCGAAGTCGGACACGTACACGTCCGCGGCCCCGATGATCGCCACGCTCTGCCCGGAACGGGTCGACTGCGAGATGTCGTACGTTGCGGTCGCGATCCCCGCGAACGCGGACACCTTCCCCTTGTTGACCGGGCCGACCATCGCCCACTTGAAGTTGGCGCCCTCGTCCCAGCCCAGCTGCATCACGTTCTTGAAGATGGTCTCGGTCAGCGCGCGCTGGGTCCCGTCGGTCCGAGCCGCTGCCGGTACGCCCGACGTGTAGACCGGGTTCCCGCCATCCGTCGCCATGTCGACGTTGGTCTTGACCCAGCTGTTCAGCGGCGCAGTCTGCCGCGCCGTGGTCGCGTTCCCGCTGTTCGCCACCGCGGCCGAGAACAGGTACGCCTCGGTGTCCAACTTCATCTCGGCGCCCTTCTTCGCGGTCTGGTAGCTGATCTCCGAGCCGCGCCCGGCCTTCACGACACGCTCCTCAGTGCCGGAAACCGAGAACAGCTTGTGCGAGATCATCTGGTAATTGCCGAACCGCGCGGTCGCGGTCAACGCCGGATAGGCGGTGTAGTTGTCGCCCTCGAGCTGCGCGTTCGTGGTCACCGCGGCGGCAAGCGAGTCGTTCTGCCACTCGTTCAGCACCGCGTCGACCTTGTCCTTCGCGATCATGGAGACCAGGGGGGTCTCCTCCGGGGACACGTTGTAGATCACGTCGCTGAGTTGTTCGCGGATACCTTTCGCGTCGAACGTCAGGAACGTGGTGTCGAGAATAGCCATACAGCCTCTCGCGCGGGTGCGCTCGCGCGCCTCCCGCCGGTGTTACAGTCCTAGTACGTCGATCACCGCCGCCGCGTCCCTTGGGGACCGCGTCGCGTGGAACTTGCCGACCACCTCTTTGGCTCGTGCCCGTTTGACGTCGGCCCGGGACTTTGGCGTACCCGGTGTGAGCGTTTTCTTGCCTTTCGCTGTGTTCGACCGTAGGGCCTGCCGGCGGGCGAGGATGTGTCGGAAGCGCGCGGCGTCACGCAGAATCAGCAGCGCGCGGTGGTCGACGACCTGCATCAGCTCGTTCCGAGTAAACCCGTACGCCTCTTGCGCGACCTTGAACATCTGATCGCGGAGCATCGGCCCCTTCTCGGGGTCCGCCAGCTCGGGGATCGCGGCGCGCAGCTTGCGCTGCTCGTCCGCGACGAGCGCGGTGTACGCTTTCTCGGCATCCTGCTGCTTCTCGGCGTCGACCGAACGTATCCGGTCACGGACCTTGACGAGCGCGTCCTGTTGGGTACGCCACTCGTCCTTCCGCACCAGATAGTTGTCCGGGTCCTCGACCTTCACCTTCTCCCAATCGGGTTCTTGTGGGCCGGCGAGCGCTCCCTCGAGGACCTTCAACCCATCGAGGTATTGCTCCCGGGCCTTGGCCAGCGTGTCCCGCTCCGCGGCGGCCTCGCCCTCGAGCTTTTTCCGATCGTCGGCGAGCTGCTGCGTCTTGCGGGTGTAGTCGGCGTGCCGGAGCCGGTCCTGCTTGAGCTCCGCGAGGGGCACCTGCTCCCCGTCGATCTCGATCACGTCCGGAGAGGGCGAATCGTCCTCGCTCTCGACGTCCGCGTCGGGCTCCACATCCGACGGTTCCCCATCCTTGGACTTCGGCTTTTCGAGTCCCAAGAGATCGTCGAGCTCCTCCTCGAACGATGGCTCGGGTGGTTCGTCAGCCTCGCCCTTCGGCGGGGGGTCCTTCTTGGGCGGCGTCGATACCTTGGGGTCAGGCTCCGCTGGCGGGGCCGTCAGGGCGTCGAGCAGCCGGCTCGCTCCCGCTACGGTGGCTTGTCCCGGGATGTCGCTCCCGGGGGCCGTGTCGTCGGTGCGCTGTGCCATAGAGATACTACTGTCCTTTCCGTTTGGGAGTCTCGGCGCGCTTGGAGGCCAGGTCCGCCTCGAGTGCTCCCGCTTCCATCAGGCTCCGGAGGTCGACGAGGACCGCTTGGAGGCCCTTCCAGCGCGCGTGCGCCTCCTCGCGCGCGCTCGTCGATTTCCCTCTCTTCCACGTCTCGGTGATCGACCCCTCGAGGCGCGTCACCGCGCCCTTGAAGATGGGGTCGTCCAGTATCCGCTTCGCACCGCGCCCCGCGTCCACCAGCTGTTGGGACTTCGCGGGATCAACGGTCAACCGCTCCACGTTTTCAGCCACGGGTCACTCCCGTTCCGGCGTCGCGGGTTCGGCCTCGGCCGCGACCTCCGCGGCGTCTACCTTGGCGTTCGCGTCGAGCAGCGCGCGCTCGCGCTTCACCTCGGCGTCGAGCTGTGCGCGGTCGAGCGAATTCTTGTACTTCATCTCGAGCTCGTGCTTCTTGAGCACAACGTCCGCGGCCTGCTTGTCGCGCTCGCGATCGTCCGCGAGCATCATCTTCTCGCGCTCGAGCGCGAGCTTCGCCTTCTCGTTCTCGATCGTCGCCTGCACGCGCTGGGCCTCGATCTGGACCTTTGCCATCTCGGCCTGCGCGAGCGCCTGGGTCGCGGGGTCCTGCGGGGGAGGCTGCTGCGCGGCCTGCTGCGCGAGCTTCTTCTCCTCATCCTCCGAGAGCGGCTTGAAGAACTCGTCCGCGTTCGGATAGCCGAGCAGCTCGACCGCGCGCGCGAGCGCGTTCCGATACTGCGTCAACGACACGAGCGGGTTCTGGGGGCCGAGCTGCTGCAGCACCGCCTCCTGCTTCTCGATGATCGCGGCGAGCAGCCGTGCCTTCTCGTCCGCGAGGCCGGCGCCGAGCGCGATGTTGACGATCACGTCCGCGTCCGCCTCCCAGCCGCTCGGATCAATTTCGACGTACTGCCCGCGGAGCCGCACGGTGCGCGAGCGGTCCTGGTGCTCGACCACGGTCCGCAGCAGCCCCTTGTACATTTCCCGGACCCCGGTCTCCGCGAAGATGCGGGCCAGCAGCTCGGTCCGCTCCTGCGCTTTCGAGAGGGTCGCGGCGACCGCGGCCTTCGTCGAGCTCTGGAGCGCGTCCGCGTCGAGCCCGGCCGCGGCCTTCGACTGCCCGAGCCGGTTCTCCTTCATCTCGGCGAGGATTTCGTACGCGGGCAGAATGTCGCCGCCCACGAACCGGTGCGCGATCTCCCGGATCATGCCCGGCGCGCGGGTCCGGATCACGGCCCCGATCTCGGTGTTCATGAGGTCCTGGAGATTCACCATCCCGTCCACCGCTTCGGTGCGGGGGATCAGCGCGAGCGAGAGAGAGTCTAACATCCCGCGCGAAATCGCGCTGTTCATCTCCTGGAAGTCCATCGTGTCGTCCGCGTACGAGAGCCCCCCGATCGCGTGCGCCTCGGGGTCACAGATCAGGTACGCGATGGGTCGGTGCGAGACGACCTTCTTCGCGAGCATCTTATGCTGGTCGCCGGCGGTGCAGACCTTGAACAGCTTCACCTTGCCGTCGCTCGGGTCCTCGAGGTACACGAACGCTTCATCGTACCGGACCGGCTCAGTCAGGTCGTCCTGGACCTCGTCCCCGATCTTGTTCGCGCCCTCATCGATCCGTCGCGCATCGTCCTCGCGCGCGCCCTGGTGGTAGCTCGAGGCACCGATGCACTCCTCGAAGTCCTCGTACTCGTAGCCCATCGCGAGCAGCTCGTCGACCCGCGCCTCCCGGGTGTGCACCACGATCCGGGCACTCTTCCCGAAGTTGCGCGCGTTCCGGTCCCAGAGGATTTCCTCGGACGGGACACACTCGATCCGGAGCCGCCCCTTCGTGGTGGTCCTGGTCACGGTCGCGTCGAACGTCTCGGGGACGTGCTTCGCGGGATCGGGCGGGACCGTGTCCGTGATCTCAAGCTCGACGTCGTCCTCGGCGAGGAGCTCCATGATGTTCTCCTCGGTGAGACCGGTGTACTCGGTGCTCTCGGTCTCCTCGGACTCGTCCCACCACCACTTCACGAAGCCGATCTTCTGCACGAGCGCGTCCTTGAACCACCCGTGGAAGATACGGAACCCTGAGTTGTCCTCGATGATGCAGTAGTTGATGTAGTCGGTTTTTTGGCGGGCGATGGCCTCGTCCTCTTTGCCGCGCGGGCCGAACTCGACGTACCGCTCGGGCCCGGTGAAGATGCGGAGCAGGGACGGCATCACCGAGCGTACCGCGTCCCGGACGTCGGTCGTCACGATCTGCGAGCGGCCCTCCTCCTCGTTCCCGAAGGGGCGGGCGTAGTAGTAATCGATCGCCTTCTCGCGCTCGGGCGCGACCTCGCTCTCGATGTAGCTCTGTGCGTCGTCGATCATGGTGCGAACGAGCGCCTCGACCTGTTCATCGGAGCGCTTCTCGCTCCGGCGGGCGGCGCGGTTCGGCTTCTCGGCGGGGGTAGCGGTATCGTACGCCATTAGCGCATGGGCACCTCGATGCGACGGGTTTTCCTTAATGACACAGAAAGTTACCTACGCGGGTACCGTTTACGCAAGGGGTCACGTGGGCGGCTCCTCACCATACCGGGTGCGCCACAGGGCGCTCGCGAACTTCTTCGTGACGATCTCGTTCGCGTCCCCGACCCGGTCACTCGCCTGGCGCTGCTCGGCGAGCCGCGAGAGCTGCGCGATGTGGAGGTGGCACAGCTCGTGCAGCACGTCGTACTCGATCCCGCGCGTGCTGCGGTTGCCCGCGAGAATGAGCTCCCGGTTCACGTACAGCGTCGCGGCCTCGTACTGCGGCTGCACCGAGACCCCCATGAGGCTCCCATCCGCAGAATCGGGGCCCTCCCGCCACACGACCTCGATCTCCCACCGGTCGGTATCGGTGAGGGGTCGCCAGCGCACCAGCGCGCGACGCACGTGCCGCTGGACGTCGGATACGGTCACGATCATAGCCAGAGCACCGGCAGCGCGGACACCATCCCGATAAACTCGCGCCACCCGATTTCGCGCCACACCTGTAGCGTCTGCGTGATAGGGTCTCCGTACTTATCGTTCTCCCACTGCAGTGCCTGCCACGCCCCATGTACACCTGCGATTAGCCACCAGAGCACGAAACCCCGAAACCCAGCCACGTACAGATAGGTGCCGGCAATCAGCGAACCGGCCGCGTGCGCGGGCAGCGGCGCCTCGGAGAGGATCGTCCAGAGCGACCAGGGCGTTGGGTACGGTCCCCCGGATGGCTCCAACCACCAGGACCAGGGCTGGAACAGCTCGCGCAGCGTCATCGGTCCTCGCTGCGTTTGAAGGACACGTACATCCAGACCTTAAACGGTCCGATGTGCACGCGAATCGAGGGGGCCATCAGACACGGCCAATACCGCAGGCTGCATCCGAAGGCAATCTGATAGGGATACCAGGTCAACCCCCCACCCGCCCATCGCGTATGCCAGTCCCAATCCCGTGCTCGGCTCATGTTACACAACCCCTTTCACCCCGCGCTTGAGTGGTGTGCTCCACGCGACGTGCGCGAAGCCCATCGCGATCGTGGCGCCACCCGCGAACGTCAGCAGGAACGCGTCGAGCCGATCCGGCGATCGGCGCGGGTGGATGTACTTCATCATGTCCGCCTTCGGGAGCGCGAGCACGAGCCCGCTCGAGAGGAGCGCTTTGTACTTCTGCGCCGCGGCCTCCTGCTCGAACTTCGGATCGTGCGGGATCGCGCAGTCCCGCGCGTAGAACCAGTCGCGGGCCGCGAAGCAGAGCTCGGTGCGAACGTTCTTGTACCGCTCGCTGTTCAGCGCGGGCGTCTCGGACACGTTGATCGCGATCGCGGGGAGCCCAAGCTCGATCAGCCGATCGGCGGTCCCCTTCCCGATCCCGATCGCGTCCACGTAGATCGCGACCGGACGATCGAGCGGCGGGCACAGGTCCCACTCGGCCTTGATGACCCCCACGAGCAGCATCGAGTCCCGGAGCCCGGCCCAGGTCTTGATCGGCTCGGTGAGCACGTTCGCTTTCCGCTTCGCGAGCGTCGCGAGGTCGTGCGAGAGCCCCGGGTCGACGCCCCACACGACGGGCGCGGTCGGGGACGGTTGCACGTTCCGCCCGCGCGCGGCCTCGATCAGCTCGAGCGGGATGATGACATCCGCCTCGCTCCGGGGCGGGCGGCCCAGGACGCGGACCCGGTACACGTTGCTGTCCTCGCCGTACTCCTCCGCGATCATGATCCCGAGCTTCGGGTCGACCCGCTCCGAGATGTAGGTCCCCTGCCCATCGGGCTCGATCGTCCCGCAATGCTCGCCGGCGTGCGCGGTCACGTGCACTCGATACCAGCTGCTCGCGCCCTCGCCGTGATTCGCGTTGTAGAAGAAGCCGCTCGTGCGGTACGGGTTCCCGGCGAGGATCGTGCACGCGTTGTGCTGCGACATCGAACCGAGCCCGGCCTCGAAGATGGTGCCCGGCACGCCGTCCGCCTCGTCCGCGATCAGGAGCACGAAGCCCGGGTCGCAGTGAATGCCCTGCAGCGCCTCCGGGGTCTCGGGGCGCGCGGTCCGGAACGTTGCGAAGCTCTCGATCGGGGACGCGAGCAGCTCGATCCGGTCGCTCTTGACGTTGTACAGCACACGGATCGCGGGCGGCAGGCGCTGCATCCACTTCTTGACCTCGGCGAGGAGCGCGTCCTCCATCTGCCCCGAGGTCGGGGCGGTCGCGGCCACCTTCTGCGGGTAGCGGGTCGTGAGCTGGATCACCACGAGCCACGCGATCCCGCACGTTTTCCCGGGCCCGTGACAGCTCTCGATGGCGATCTGCCGTACCCCACGCCCGTATGCGCGCAGCATCGCGAGCTGGAATGGGTCCGGGGTCGCCCCGAGCACCTCGCGCACGAACCGCTCCGGTCCGTACTCGCCGGCCTGAGGGCCGTACGCCTCGAGCCAAGCCTCGAACACGGCCCGAGGGCCCGCGATCGGTATGGCGCTCACCACGACCTCCGCTGTACGTACACGACCCGGCGCGCGCGGCCGAGACCGACGTATAATGCCGGCACCTCGAGCTCGAAGGCGCTGATCCGGACCCGGCGCGGTTCGGGCACGTCCGGGGTCTCGATCTCGATCGCGCTCACGCGCACCCGCCGCGGCGAGCCTGGGACCTCCATCTCGACCGCGCTGATCCGGACCCGACGCGGCGCGTTCGGCACCTCGATCTCGACCGCGGACACCCTCGCCCGGCGCGGGGCGTTCGGGACCTCGAACTCGAACGCACTGATCCGGACACGCTTGTCTGCCACGGCGTCCGGGACCTCGAACTCGACTGCGCTCACGCGCACGCGGCGCGGGGAAGTTGGGACCTCGATCTCCACCGCGCTCACGCGCACGCGGCGCGGGGCGTTCGGCACCTCAAGCTCGAACGCGCTGATCCGGCCCTGGCGATCGGTCGGGGTCGAGCTGATCTCGAACCATGGGTTCAGCGTGGTGCCGGTCTGGGTATCGTTCTCGGCCAGATCACCGCCCGCGCCGTCGGACCCCCAGCGCATCGACGCATTGTGGCCCTGCGTGCCGCCGCCGCCGCCGGGCGTTCCCTGGCAGCTGAACTCCACCACCAGTCGATCTCCTGAGACCGTGGTGTACGCGCTCGCGACCGTGGTGCTGAGGAACACGCTCCGAAGCGCGGTGTTGAACTCCGCGGCGATGACCTTCGCCCTAAGCGTCTGCCGGAGCGTCGCGCCGTCGTTGCTGTAGACACCAACCCAAATTTGCAGTGTCTGGTTGTTGGCCGCGCTCGGCTCCAGGCCCTGCACGCAGCACTTGATGACATTGCCCACGTCGAACACCGTGCCCGTCGTGAGCGCGTCGGAGACGAACTGCACGTGGAACGAGTCGCCCGCGGCGGCGTGATCGGCGGCGTCGGGCGTGACCGCCTGGGTCGCGAGCGCAGTTGCGTCCGAGGTTGGGAGCGGCCGGCGTGTGGACGCCAGGGTGTGCGTGTACGACTGCAGCGCAGGGCTAACAGCTGCGCTACCGCTCGCCGGCAACCGGAACCACAGGTCCGCCATTTAGGGCTGGTTCGCGACGAACCTCACCTGCAGGTCGGCGTAGTCCGTGATCGCGTCCGCCTCCGCGCCCGACAACGTATCGGTCGTGGTCGTGAACGCGTCCGGAATGGTCGTGTCCGAGAAGCTGTTAATCAGCGACCCGGGCGTCCCCTCATTGATGTACCCCTGTCGGAGCTGGACCGTGAGGTCGATCGTGGCCCCGCCCGCGCTGTTCTTGCCGCGCCGCCAGCGCATCACGTGCCCGCTCGAGGAGACCGGGTCCTCGACGTTCGACAGTCCGAACGCGCACGCCTCGTTCACCGGGGCGAGCGGGGACTCGGCGTAGTCGGTGTCGTCCCCGGCGCCGATCGATCCGGGCATGTCGGGCGCGATCGAACTGAAGATGTTGACGCCCGAGCCGGCCTGGTTCAGCCAGCTGCCGTCGACGATGTCGGCGTCAGGAACTGCGTACTGTGCCATCGCGGTACCGCTCCCCTCTCACCCTGGACCTGCCCAGGACCTGCTTTTCCACGAACCAGCGACCGAACGGTGTCCCGGTCCCATCGAGGCCCCCGTACCAGCGCACGATCTGCACCCCGTGATGCCACGCGATCCGGAGCCGGCGGCCCCCGAGCCAGGGAATTGCGGCCCCGAGGTTGGGGGTGATCCGTACGTACCACTCGAGCCCGGTCGTGTGCATCCCGGGCCCGAATCCTCGGACCCCGCTGCGCCGCCAGGCGCGCCACCGCTTCAGCATTTTCCGTTACCTCCCCGGGGCCGTGGGGCCCCTAAAACCGGGACTCCGGTTCAGGCACACCAACGTCAGCCACAGCCGAGGCCGGCCGCCGGGGGCCCCTTCGGGGGGCCTTCGGGTTCCGGGGTCGGGGCGGCCGGGGCTGGCAGCTTAACATAATGTCCATTATACGCACCGCACGACGCTAAGTCGTTGCGACGCAACGAGTTGCACGCACTGTGCGCCCGTTACAATCGGGGTCTGCGTGGTCGGCAGCTCGGAAGCCGAGGCAGGAGCATGCCAAAGTGGCAGATCAGCCTGCCATTCTGGCTTGCGCGCACGGGTTCGATCACTCGGTCGCACGCTCTCACGCTCCACATCGGCCGGATGCCAGGGCAATTGACGCATCTGCCGGTCGGCACCTACCAGCATGAACGCACAGCTCACACCTGATCCCACCGACACGAACAGCACCGGCGGGAAGGTCGGGTTCAGCATCTTCTCCTCATCGAGGCGTGAGGCATAACAGTGCTCCTGCTTGGTGTGCTGTGCATCGAGATAGATGTGGTTGTGCCAGATCGCGCGCGTCGCACCAGGACAGAGCCCCCAATTCACCGCGACCGCGTCCGCGCTCGCGTCGCTCTCGATCCACGGCGCTTCGGCGATGCCGTCGAAGCGCAGCGTATCCCCGTACCAGGTCGCGAGCACGCAGCGCGCGTGCTCCACCGTCGCGGTGTCCGCGATCTGCTCGAGGTACGCGCGCACGCGCACATCAAACTCGAGCTGGGACTGCGCCGACGCGGCGCTCGCCCACATCAACAGCGCGATCCACGCGTACCTCATAGCAAATCCTCCAGCTTTGGGGGTGAGAGCAGCTCAGGCTGCGCGGGTAGGGATTCGACGACTGTCTCGGCGGGGAGCGCGGCCGCGCCACCCTTCGCCTTGAGGGCGTCGAGGTGCAACGTTCCAATGTTGATCTGCACGCCACCGGTCTTCGGCGGGGCGTACTCCTCGCTCAACGTGCCGGCCAGCCAGCGCCGCGTATCGGCGCGCAGCTTCGCGCCAGCCACGATCGCGCTCTCGGTCTCACCCTCGGTCTCGTCCACGATGTCGACCGCCTCGTCCACGAGCGCGTGCGGCGTCTCCTCGCGGCGGACCCGGTAGAAGGCCTCGAGCCACTCGGGCTTCAGCTTCAGGTACTTGCGGATCAGCTGGCGGGACACACCCTCGGGCTTGACGTCCGTGAACTGCTTCCCGACCCAACTGAGGGTCTTACCCTCGGCGACCCAATCGAGGATGACCTCGACCCCGCCGCGGGCCGCGACGCGCTCCTGGAGTAGGGCGAAGATGGGCATACCAGGCATTCGGCTTCCGAGCTCCAGGGCTGGGCGTGTGGGTTGTGGGCACGAAAAAGCCGCCCACTACCGAATATATGCCACATTCCTGCCAAAATGTCAAGTGGTGAGTAAGTACTCACTATCTGTGACAGATGTGACAGATCGGTGACAGATTTTTAAAAATCTGTCACACCCCTAGCCCCCGGCGTGGCAACGAGTTACGAGATACCGTGACAGATGTGACAGATTTTGGTCCGCATGACGGCGTATAGTGTATATAGCGTGTAGTGTCTTACGTACGTATGCCTGTCATAGAGCAAATAATCTGTCACATCTGACAAGACAGGGCCTAACCACTATGCGCGATAAGCGGTTAGCGTTGTAATGTTTCCGCCAAGCATCTGTCACATCTGTCACATCTGTCACACCCTCGAGCTCTCCGACTTGACTCCGGGCCCCGATTGTGGCATGTATTCGGTAGTAGGCAGCTTTTCACCGAAACCCTGGAGGTCACCCTATGCTGTTCCCCCTCACGTTCATGCTGCTCGCCGGCGTCGCCCTCGGCGCTACGGTCCTGTTCCTGGTCCGTCCCCCGGAGGTCGTGACGCGCGAGGTCGAGCTGCCCGTGTTCGTCCCCACGCCCGTGTACCCGGACACCGCGGCCGGCGTCCTGGACGTGATCGACCGGCTGCTCGCGTCCGGGTTCCGCCCCAACGCTGGTCATGCCCCCGGGAGCCCGGCGTTCGAGTCGCGCGCGCTCTGGGACGTCCTGAGCGCGCTCCGCGGCCCCGACAGCAACGATGTGGCCGTGAAGGCCCGCACCACCGAGGTGATCCGCACCCGCGCGTTCCCGTGCACCGCGCTCACCAGGTGCGGCCCCGCGGACTTCGCCCCGCCGGGCAACCCGCTCCTGGTAGACACGAGCGGTCTCTCGTACTTCGATCACTTCCGGATGCACGCCGTTTTTGCGGATGCCGCGCTGCGGGCGATGGGGCGCTGATGCCGCGCGCCACGAAGCGGGCACGACGTCGCACCCTGCGGCATGGGACGGCTATGAGCCGCGGCCCCGAGGTCCCGATCGGGCTCGAGGGCGTGCCGCCCGCGCTCCTGGCCGCGTGGCGCCGCGAGCATGTCGCCCGCGCCGAGTCCGGTCCCGAGTTCCTGACCACCGCGCAGCTGCAGGCGCTGTGGGGCGTGGGCCGGAGCGCGACCGGCCTGCGCCTGCGCCGGATGGCGCGCGCGGGTCGCATCGAGCGCGGCCTCCGTCGCGCCGGCACGATCCTGGTCCCCGCATACCGACTGAGACACCCTGCAAGGAGTCCCGATGAATGACCAACTGCAGAAGCTGTGGTATCGCGCCCAGGATACCTTCTCCCAGTTCGGCCGTCGAGCGCGCGACCACGGCCGTAGGAGCACCGACCGATGAGCGCTGCGCCGCACCGCTTCCTCGACAACCTGCACGCGCAGTTCCGGCGCCGCGAGGTCACGCTCCGGTACCCCGATTCCGCGTTCCCGGAGCTGCACGTGCATGTGCCCGATCGCTGGCCGACCATCCAGCTCGCGCCGCTGTACGACGTGCACCTCGGGCACCGGCAGCACGACGCCGCGCTCTTTCGCGAGCACGTGGCATGGATCGCGGACACCGCGAACGTGCTCACCTTCAACGGCGGGGACCTGATCGACAACAGCTCGAAGCTGTCCGTGGGCGGTGGCGTGTACGAGCAGGACATGATGCCCGACGCGCAAATCACGGCCTCCCTCGAGGAGCTGGCCGGCATCCGGCACAAGATGCTGTTCGCGCTTCCCGGGAACCACGAGCAGCGCTCCGGGATGATGGGGCTCGATGTCGCGAAGTGGATCGCGACGGCGCTCAAGGTCCCGTACTACCCGGACTACTGCCTCTGTACCATCCACTGGCGCAAGAACCGCTTCCGGCTCCTCGCGCACCACGGGAGCGGCAGCGCGGTCACCGCGGGCGCGCAGCGGATGGCGGCCCGGAAGGACCTGACCTGGGCGAAGCCGGTCGACCTCTACTGGACCGGGCACCTGCACAACCCGCTCGTGGACATGCTCTATCAGACGGACGCCGATCAGCGGACCGGCACATACCACGAGCGGAACGCGCTCGCGATCATCAGCCCGAGCTACCTCGGCTTCTTCGGCACGTACGCCGCGCAGAAGCGGTACCACCCCGGAACGCGGGGCCTGGCGGTCGTGATTTTGAATCCGAACGGACGCATCGACGTGTCCATTCACGCACGCGGGAGGCGGCTATGAAGATCAACGGTGTAGAGGTATCCATCAGGCCGTACGCGGACCTGTACGGCGCGGACCTGTACGGCGCGGACCTGTACGGCGCGAACCTGCGCGGCGCGAACCTGGGCGGCGCGAACCTGGGCGGCGCGAACCTGCGCGGCGCGGACCTGTACGGCGCGGA